CGCCCGCCGTCGCCCAGTCGATCACCACGTCTGAGCTGTCGCCGAACTCAAGCTGGTCGTCGTCCTTCAGCCACAAGTCCGCGCCGTCGAAGTACATCTCGTCGGCCGACTCATCCCACACCGCCAACGCGCCCGCCGTCGCGCCGTAGAACGTCACGTCTACGCCGTGGTCGTTCGCGCCGAACAGCCACGAGCCAGTCGTACCAGACCCGCCGTCGCAGTCGAAGCTCACCGTGGTCGTCGCGTTGCCGCCATACCACGTCAGATCGAACCCGAGTGTACCCGACCCGACCGTGATGGGCGTGTTGTCGGCCGTGGCCTTCACGAACAGCCCGTGCGTGCCCGACGTGTCCCACTCGATCTGCACGTCACCGGCCGCGCCCGCGCCCGTCCCGAACACCAGGAAGTCGTCGTCCTTGAACTGGAGGTCGACGCCCACCGTGTAGATCAGGTTCTCGCTCGCGTCCGCGTAGAGGTAGCTCGCGCCGCTGGCCGATCCCCCGTACCATCGAAGGTCGAAGCTCAGCTGCGTCGTGGCCGCCGCCGAGAACGTGAACACCGTGTCGTCCGCCGCCGGCATGATGATGAACTGGTCCGGCGCCGCCGCCGTGTCCCACTCCATCGTCACGTCGTCGCTCGCCCCGAACTTCAGGAACGCATCGTCCCCGAACGCGAACGAACCCGCCATCGTCAGCTTGGCGGCCCCGCCGAAGACCAGGCTGTCCGCCGACTGGTCCCACAGCATGTACGCCGACGCCGTGTCGCCGTACCACCGCTGGTCAATCCCGGCCCCGTCGACGCCCCAGCGGATCTCGCTGTTCGCCGCCTCTTGCGTCACCGCAAGGCGGGTGCCGTCCCACGCCACCATGATGTCGCCGGACTCCTCGGAGTGCGTGCTGGCACCGTCGCCGAAGATGAGCTTGGCGTTGTCTTGGAGCTTGCAATCCTCGTCCGTGATCCAACTGATCTCCTTAGCCATGGCTATCTCCCTTCAGGCCCATGGCCTTAGTTGTCCTTGATGTTGTAGAGGACCGTCGCCCACTCGATGCCCGAGGCGGCGCCCGTCGGAGTGAACCGGCCCAACGCGACCCGCGTGGACATGATGATCGCCCACATGTCGTACCGCGCCTGCCGCTCGATCTCGAACGTCACGCTGCGCTTCACGCCCCACAGCAGCCCGCGCGGGTTGAACCCGACGATCTGCCCGAGCGCGCCAGCCGTGCTGTTGACCTTGCCGTCCGCCTCGGTCATCGCCATCGCAATCGTCGAGATGACCGGGTTCCCGGCCACGCGCACCAGCTCGCCGTTCAGCGGCTTGTACTCCGACTGGAGGCCCCGGTACATCGCGGCGTTCTCCAGCTCCGACAGCCCGAGGATGTCGTCGTCCAGCTCCGGCGTCGTGACGTACACCCAGTCGTTCGGGTTCTCCGGCCGCCCCCAGTGCATATCGTAGGTGCGGTCAAGCGCCATCGTCTGCAGCTTGATCATCGCCTCCCACGTCAGAGACGCGCCGCTATGGTTCGTGGCGTTGTTCGTGTTGTCCACCAGCGCCGCGTGCCGGATGCCGTCCGCCGCGAGGTAGTACAGCGTGTCCGCCGGGTCGGCGTTGTCCAGGTTGATGTTGCCCGAACCCGCGTTCGTGGTGTCGCCGTTCAGCGCCAACTTATCCATCAGCTTGCCCTGGGCGATGGCCGCGCTCGTGCGGAGCAACGGCACGAACGGCACGATGGCGTCCTCCACCATCTCGCCCGAGTAGTTGTAGTGGGCGATAAACTTGTTCGCCGTCAGCGTGACCTCGTTCGACCCCGGCTTCTGCGTGCCGTAGGCGGTGGCCGCCCCGATGGCGTCCGCCGTCTCGCCGACGAAGATCATGTCGGGCACGGCCGCCAGGACCGGGTGCTTCTCAATCGGCCCCTGCATCGTGCGCGTCTCGATCAACCCGCCGATGCGGCTGTACGCCTCGCGGGCCTGGTCCCAGATCTCCGGCACGTAGATGGCGTCCGGCACCAACTGCGACCCGAACCCCGACTCGGCCGTGTCGAGCGCGCGCTGGTTCCGCACCGCCTCGACGATCCGGCTCGTGGTGGCGTTCGGCCCCCGGTTGCGACCGTCGCGGTTGCGCGCGGCGGTCAGCACGTCGTAGACCATCTCCACGTCGCCCAGCGTCATGCCGAGCCGCCCGTAGGTCGTGCCCTGCAGCATGTCCTCGTCCTTGGCGGTCGGCTGCGGCCGATACCCGCGCCCGCCCGCCTCCAGCTCGGCGCGCACCACTCCGCGCACCCACTCCTCCTGCTTGGCGTCCATCGTCTCGCCGGTGGTCGCCTTGACCTTCTCCGCGATCTCCTGGATCAGAGTCTCGCGCTCGCTAGTCGTGTCAGCCATCGTGTGCCTCCGTGATGAGTAGTGCCCGCATGGCACGCAGTTCGTCCAGCGGGTCGTCCGCCGGAGGCGTCGGCTCGCCCTCTCCGGGCGTGGGGTCCGGGTTGCTCACGTCTAGCGTGGCATCGTCCGGCTCTGGTGCCGATCGTGGCTCCGGCTTCGGTTCGGCCTGGTCGGCCGGCTTGCTGTCTGCGCTCTTGAGGACGGCTTCGATCCGCTCCACCGCCTCGCGCAGCATCGTGCGATTGCGGGCGTTCAGCACTGCCCCGACGCGCACGCCCGTGAAGGCCGCCGCGTCAAGCTCGCCCGCCAGGAAGATGCGCGCCCAGCCTTCATCGTCAAGCGCGCTCAGTTCGTCCGCCGTCAGGAACTCCGGCGGCTCCACGCCCTGCCGCCGGTACTTCGGCAGCAGCGCCCGGTATCGCCTCTGGCGCTCGTCGTCCGGGTCGTCAGGCTCGCGGTCGAACACCCCGACCATCGCGGCCGCCGTGTCAGCCCACGCGCCCTCGCCTGCGTCGTCGCTCATCGGTTCGCTCTCCTCGTCGTCGGTGGCCATCCGCAGCAGCTCGTGGCCCCATGCGCTCCACGCCCGGCGCCGCCCCTCAAGCAGGGCCTCCGGGTCGCCCGGCACCGGCACGGCCGAGATGTCCAGCAGCACGTGGCGCGCCGCCTGCCGCCCACGGACGGGCTTGCCGTCCTCGTCCACGTCTTCCCAGCCGACCGACACCGCGTTCAGAATGCCGTCGCGGTAGGCTTGCTCCACCTCGCGGGCGAAGTCGCCGCTGCCCCACTTGGTGACCCGCGCCCGCAGCTTGCCGGACTCCAGCCACGCCTCGGCCCGGCCGACCGGCAGCGACGAGTAGTCATGCGCCCACAGAAACACCGGGTTCCGCTCGTACCGCGACAGATCCCAGCGGTCCTGGTCGATGGCCAGGCCGTCACTCTTGACGCCCGGCGTACTCGCCACGAACACCAGGTCGTCGCCCGCGTCAAGGTCTCGGTATGCTCTCGTGTATTCCATAGGCTCCGTCCTGGTGCGCTTCGTCTAGTAGACCACGTCAGGGTCGAACGGCACGGGCGGCTCGTAGTGAACCACCTCGCCGCCGATGGCTTGCGCCACATGCGTGGCGGCCCGCGCGTCCGAGTCGGGCACGTAGTCCATCGTGGGGGGATAGCCCGCCCACCGGCCCACGGCGCGGGCTATGCGAACCCACACCTCGTCGTCGCCGGACCACTCACCGCCGTCAATCACGAGCCGCACACTACCCCGCTCAATCACCACCATCAGCGCCCCCTCATCCATCGCACCAGGAACCGGAAGTGGTCGGGGTCGCGGCGAGCGAACTCCACCGGCCGCGTCATAAACCACTGCAAGCCCATCGAGATCACCTCGCTGCTGCCGCGAGCGCCCCCATAGTCCTCCATCGGCCCATAGATCCGCCCCACGTAAGGCGACACAAAGTCGTCCGGGCGCGTCAGTTCGCTCTCATCATACCCCACGCCCGGCACCAAGTCGACAAGGCGTTGCACGGGCGAGTCGGCCGTGCGTCGGCGCAGCCACTCCGTGACAGACGTCGGCGTCCACGAACCCCGCGTGACGGCATGTTCCAGCACGTGCCCCAGCTCATGCACCATGTCTACGTCGGGCGTGCCCGACTCGCCGGTTATCGTGAGGCGGCCCAGGCTCGAAGAATACCGCGAGCGCCCGGCTTGCTCCCAGTACAGCGAGAGCGCCGGGATGCCCTCCGGGAAACGATCGGCCGATATGTACTGCTGGGCATGGCGCAGCGCGGTCTCTGCCTTGCCCTGCACAAACGACGGCACGCCAGGCGCCACACTCATGGTCACGTCCACGGGGTCGCTCACCCGCAGCTCCTGCAGTATGGTCCGGACCGCGTTATCGTGCGCGTCCAGCAGGTCCAGTCGCCGGTCTGACGCCGCCCGGCTCAGCGTGTCGTATTCCGATGCTAGTTGCGCCATCCTGTCGCGGTCCGTCTCCCGCTCTATCTCACGCCACTTAGCCGACACCTGCTTGTCGAGAGCCACTAGCTCGGGGTTGTCCTCCACCGACGGCACCGCCGCGAGGCGGCCCACGATGGCGTCGATGTCCGCATCGTCCAGCGGCGCCCCGTACACGTCCGAGTACCCCGGATCAACCGGGCCGCCCACCGGCACGTCGGCCTTCGGCTCCCGCGTCAGGTACGACACCGTGCAGCGGCAGTTGATGACGTTCCCCGCACTCAGCCGGGAGTCGCCAGGGAAGTCGCACTCCTCGCCGCCCACCACGAACGGCTTGTCCTTCGCCACCTCCATGTTATGCGCCATCTGGTGCGACTCGCGCGTCCGCGCATCCATGGCGGCCATCCACCGCTTGCCCTTCACGGCGTCAGACTGCATCGCCGCCTCGTGCGCGCCGTTCGACCAGGACCGCGTCGTCTCCGTCCGGGCGATCATCTCCGCCCGCGACTGCCGGGCGCCACCCTCCCACGTCAACGGCGGCGCCGAGCTCTTGAACCCGTTCAGCGTTGACTCCACCCGGCCCATCAGGTCGCGCAACCCGTCCCCGCCCGAGATGCCCTCCGCCAGCGTCTGGTTCAGCCGCGCCCATGTCTCTTGGTTGATCGTGCTGGCGAACTCGTGCGCCTGCCGCAACTGCGCCCGCACCACGGCCGGCGCGCTCGGGTCGAACACGTCGCCACCCGGAAGCTGCCCGAACAGCGTGTCCCCGCTCTCGCGGATGATGTCCGACAGGTGCGGCCGGATCGCCGTGCGGAACTCCCTCACCCAGCGGCCCATGTTGAACATGCGCCGGATGTCGTCCAGCGACATGCGCACCGCCCGGCCGCCCATCTGGGCGACCAGTGACTCGCGCTGCCGGTCGAACAGCCCGTCCATCAACACGACCATGCGCTCCTCGTGCGGACGCTGCAACTCCATCTCTCGCGTCCACAGCCGTTCGTGCTCCGGCGAGCCGAAGACGGGCGCATCATCGGCCGGGCTCGCAATCAGACGCGCGCCCCGCCCCACGCCGTCGGTCCCCCCGGTCGCTGCCGTCACCGCCGTCTCCACTTTTCCCAGGCCAAAAGGCGCCTCCACCGCCCGAGGCTCCCCGTCCGTTATCGGTTGCGCCCCGGCGGGCATCCACGCCACGTCGCCCCACGCCACCGGCTCCAACCCCTCGTCCGCGCGCCACTCGTTGATCGTCAGCGCCCCTGCCGTTAGCTGGTCCTTCGCCCGTGACCACCGCAGCGCCTCGTCCTCTTGCAGCGCCGTCACGTCGGCCAGGTCGAACGCCACGAAGTCCACCTCGCCGCCGAACTGCGGGACCAGTTGCTCCGTCAGCTCGGCTGCGATGAACGACGCCTCCGGCTCCAACGTGAACATCCACACCGCCCGCATCGCGTTCTCAAGGTTCTGGTACGTGCGCCGCGCCCCGCCCACCAGCTCAATCGGCAGGCCGTAGGCGCGCGCCACGTCCTCCACCGAGAAGTCCAGGCCGCCCAGGAACTCCGCGTCTCGCGGCGTCAGCGTGTTCTCCTTGACCGTGTACGCCTCCGGCATGAACAGCCACCGGTGCCGCTTGTCCGGCCCCGACAGCTTGCGCGTCCACGCCTCCTGCGCCTCATCCAGTTGATCCTCCGCCCATGACTGCCCCTCCGGCGGCATGACGAACCCGCCCGGCGCGAGGCCGTTGGCGAAGATCGACCAGTTGCTCTTCATCGCCGCCGCGTAGGTGTCGGCCCCGAGCCTCGCAGCCGCGAGCGGCGGCAGCGCCCCGTAGTCCGGGTCGGCCGGGTCGGCGAACCGGAACCACACCGCCTCATCAACCGACAACCGCTGCTGCTGCCGCGTGTGCGGGTCCAGCGTCCAGCCGTCGATTATCTCCGTCGGATGCTTGACGGGCGCGACCCGCGTGTGCTTCAGGTAGTAGATGTCGGACGGCGCCCGGCTGTTGTTCTCGCCCCGGTCCAGTTGCCAGTACGCCTGCCCGGCCAGGCACAGGCTCATCTC